ATTTAGTTTATTGATGGCGTCCTGAATAAACCTCTCAACCTTTGACCCTTCCTTCTCGCCCCAATCTGGCGTCCTAAAGGAACAAACCTTATTAAAGTTTTTATCGGTGAAGGTGAGACAGATTATCATATGTCTAAAACCAGTTTAGGGTGTGTGGGGTAAATATCTAAAATTTCAACCTCCTCAGCTTGCCTCCTCTCCCCCCCTCTTTTCCTTCTTTCCTTATCTCTTTTAAGTGTCTCTTTTTATTTTTTACGCTTATTTTTTTTAGTTTTTTGGCTTATTTTTTCTTGTAAAATGCTTGTTCTTTTTTAATTATGACGCTTTTTTTGTTGTTTTATTTCTATTAACGTATATTATGCGAAGTATAGGATAGGTGAAAGGTTTTTGGGTTTTTGTCTTTTTGTTTGTGTGTGTGGGTGAATATCTACCAATTAACAAGGGCTTTTCTTTCTCTTTTTTTCTCTTTTCTCTTTCTTTTGTTTTCTCTCTTTTTGTTTTTTTTACTCTTCTTACTCCTTTTTTTATTTAGCACCTTTTTATCTTTTGCTCCTTTTTCTTTCTTTTAACGCTTTACTTTTATCTTTTGGGCCCAGTTTTTTATCTTTTGACGTCTCCTTCTAAATCCTGCAAGTTTTTAGTTATTTCTTGCTTCTTTTTTTCTATATAGCATAATTTTGAAAAAAAATCAAGGGGTTTTAGTTTTTGGGACAGGTTTGGGGCTTATATATACATATATATTAGGGCGGTTTTTGGTTATTTTTTGTTTATTTTTGAGTTTTCCACAGGTTGGGGTCTTGACAAGTGTTTTTGCTTTGCTAAAATGGAAGTGGTAAAAGGTCGGCAGTGAATAAATTAAAAAAATAATTGAAAATGGCAAAGTTCAAAGTTTATTTAGTTTCTTCTGACAATCTTAAACCGCTCTTTGAAATTAACAATTTTGTAGAGGCAAAGAAAAAAGCAAAACAGGAGGCAATTGAAAGAGTTGACGAGGTAATGCTATGCTACATCAATAAAAACAAAGAAGAGAGGCCTCTATTTAGGTTTGACCCGCTCGGAAGAGAAGAAAACATAAGCGGGTAATTTGTTCAAAGGTCGGGCCTCTTAAAATTAAAAAAACAATTGAAAACTATGACAAAAGAAATTAAAAACATTTTAACAGACCGCTATTTTGTTAAATACGCAAAAGGGTTTCTAAAAGACGAGGACGAAAAAAATTATTGGATAGATAAAGGAATAAACGAGCACGATTTAAACGATTTGTTAATATCAGTGGCAATTTTTATGGCTGGGAGGTTCAGAAACAAAATAGAAAAATAACAAAACTAAAAGGTCGCCAATTAAATTAAAAAAACACCAAAACCATGCTTAGACAATTTTTAACTTTCTTACTTATTCTTCTACTCTTTGCTCTCTTTTTCTATGGTCTCCATATTGGGCTTAAAAAAACCGAAAAGATTGAGTGCTTAAAATGGAAAAGATACGAAAAAGAATTTCCAGATTTTTATTGGACAAAGTGGCAGATTTTACAATGTGCCCAGTTTGATATTTATCCTGAAAAATAAAAGGTCGGCTAAAATTAAACCAATTTAATAATTATGGCTAAAAAATACCATAATTATGGTAAAATCTGGAATACTTACTTAATTAACCGCTACCCAATAATGGCTACTTATGCCTACGCAGTGGCTAAAAAATGCGGTTTCAATGAAAACTTAGCCAAAAGTTTGGCAATTGGGGTTGCTACTTATTATGCTATCCTCAAAAATGTAGGCATTGGGCGATATGGAAAAGCCAGAAAAGAAGGAAAGGGAACGCTTGACGATTATTTAATTGATACAGGCGAACTTAAAAAGATAAAATATATTGATTTTTGCGGTGGCACTTTTGCCACCAAAGGCGGAAAAGTAATTGGAATTGCTACAATTAGAGGAAAACAAAGTCCTTCAAGTTTTTATCCTGAAAAATTTGACTGGCAGGTTAGAAAACTGGAAGCAGTTAAAAGGGGATATTTCAATTTGTTGGTTAAAAAATGGGAAGAAATAATTAAGGAATACGATTTGGAGCAATTAAAAAATGGTAGATTATTCTTTCAGGTTTGGCAAAAGTGGAGAGATAAATTAAGAACCGCTGATTTTATTAAAGGTCGGCTTTAATTAAAAAACTCTCAAAACTATGACAGCAAAACAAAAAGCCGAACTTGAAAAAGAAATGAAAAAATTATTAACTGATATTAAAAACGGGGTTTATTTTGAAAAGGAGGACGAGTATATAAAAACCAGAGACAGATTTTTAGAAAAGGTGAAAAGATATAAGTGCGAGTTGTGGGCAATGACAAAATATGCGAAACTGATGAAAAAAATGTTGGAGAACTAAAAAGGGGGAGGGGTAAATTATTTATCTCTCCCTCTTTAATTCTTTTTTTAGAACCGATAAAAACTCCTCATCAACTTTTAATCTGTGTCTTAATAACTCTACCATTATTTCCATTTCTGATAGTTCTTTGTTTGTTTTTTCAATGGTTTTCTTTTTCTCATCAACGGCACTTAATGGGTTTTCGTTTGGTTTAGTAATTATAGGAGTTTTATCAAACTCTTTTAGTTTTTCTTTTAGGTCGTCTATTAAAAGTTCTCCTCTTTTTATTTCTAATTCTGTTTCCCAGATAAGTTTTTGGAGTTCATTGATTTTGTTTTTTAGGAATTGTTTTTTAGTCATAGGTTTTGTTTTAGCCATTGCTATAAGAAGTTTCTCCATAATTATCAATCCCCTTAAGTTGTTGTTCCCATCTCGTCCATTGCTGGTAGGGAGAAAAATAATCTATTTTATTTTCCATTTTCTTTTGTTCATTTCTTCTTACTATAGCCATTATTTTCTCGGTCACAGCAAAGCAATCGAAAACGGGAAAGTCAAGAGGGGTTATTTTCTTTTCTCCATTAATGTAGGCAAAAATATCTTTCATATATTCGGACAAAAGATTTGATATTTGTCCTTCCATACTTTCGTCATCAAAAATTTTCTTTTGTTTTTTGGTCATAGGTTTTAATGAGATAGTATTTATCTCCAACTTTTTGAAAAATACAAGTATAATCTCTATTATTGGTATAATCAATACCAATAATATAATTATCTTTCTTTAAAATTCTTCTAAGCCAAAGATAAAATTTTGTTAGTTTTCCATAAGTAATCCCTTCAATTTTCTTTTGTTTCTTCATAGGTTTTAGTTTCCAAACAGGTCGGTTATTACTTCTATAATCATCAATGGCATCAAAATTATGTGTAGAAAGAAAAAACTAATAAGAAAAATGGGGAAACAGACTAAGTGAAACAAAAAACTATCTCCTCCTAACTCCCAATACGCATCATTAAAGCTATCAATAATACCAAGAATCCTTTTCTTTTGTTTTTTCATGAGTTTCTTTTAGCCATTGTTGTTCTGATATTACCGCCTCAAAAAGCTCTATTACTTTATTGCTTCTTTTTTCATCGTCTTCTAAGTCTTCAAGCTCGTCTAAGTGTGCCAAAATTCTATATTTTAATTTTTGTAATTCTTTTTTACTCATAGATTTTCTTTGAGCCATTGTTGTTGTTTTTGGTTAAGTTTTCTTACAACCTGATTATAGGTAATACGATGACAATCAAACTCATTTAATTTTTCAAACCCAATTTCTTTATCTATTGCTAATTCTGCTTCACATTCCCATTTTTTCTTTCCACAAAAAGGACAATTTTCATCCATTCTTAACCTTATTTCTGGTATTCTTGTCTCCTCTATAAAGCGTTGGAGGGTTTGGCGGAAAACATCTAATATTTTGTCTCTCCAGTTATACATTCCCCTTCTTCCAGAGTTTGGTGTATAACCCGAGTAAAAATCCTCTAAAATCTCTATTATCTCCTCTTTAATTATTTTCTTTTGGTTTGGCATAGGTCTAATAATCTTTTTTGTTGTTTACCAACGCCAATAACTCTTGTATAGCCAAATCTGTTTCAAGTGCTTGCTCTTTATCGGCAAGAACCTGTATTTGTTTTAATTTTTTTAAAATTTCTTTTAGGGTTTCTCTCTTAGTTTGGGCAATTAACTCCTCAACATATCTTTCAATTTCCCAATTTTGGCGGTCTTCTTCATTGAGCCACTCGGAGAATTCTTTAATTGTTTTGTTTTGCTTTTTCATTTTTTGTCCGATTATCATCAGGTAAAATGGGTTTTAAATATCGCAAATAAGAATTTAACTCCTCTACTTCATCAATTAAGGCATTCATTCTGGCTGTCATTATGTTGTATAAAACCTTAATTCTGTTTAAATCTTCGCAGTTATAGGTTTTTTTGGTTGGTTTCTTTTGGTTTTTGGTCATAAAACTCATTGATTTTCCTTATAACCTCATTTAATTTATTCATCAAAACTTCAAAATTAGTAGCATCAAGTTTTATTTCTACGGGCTCACCATATAAATCATAATTTGTCAGAAAATCATAAAGGGTTAATTCTTCAATTGTTTTGTTTTGTTTTTTCATAAGTGTAATTAGGTGCTATATCCACGCAATTTATTTATTTTTTTAAGTAATTCATATTCTTTTTTAGACAACATCTCGTATTCCTCCATATATCTTACAGCCTCCATTATTTTTCTCTTTTGGCGAGCCTTAAAATACTTATGAAAGGCTCTCTCTGCTTTTTTTCTAATAATTTCTACCGCTTCCTCTAAGGCGTCTGCCTCTATTAAGTTTAAAATCTCTTCTATGATTTTCTTTTGGTCTTTGGTCATAGGTTATCTTTGGTTATTGTTGTTTATCTTTTAAGGTTTTATAAAAATCATATCTAAATTTGCAATCGTAAACTAACCGATGCTGAAGAGCCTTTTTTTGAAACCAAGACAATCGAGGCATTTTTTCTATTTCCCTATAGGCGGTTTTAAACTTTTTAGTAAAATATTTAATTTTCTTTTCTTTCTTCGTGGGTTTATTTAGTTTTTTGGTCATAATTATTTAAATTAACAAGAGGGGGTAATTCTTTTATTTCGTGATTTATTTTCTTTTTACAAAGAACATCAAGATATTTAAACAAACTTTTTCTGTGAATAAAATATCTTGGACGTGAATATTTAAAGCTTCCAAAGGCTATCACCATATATTTAGGTGTTAGATATTTTTCGTGTAAACATATCTCCTCTTTAATTGTTTTGTTTTGCTTTTTGGTCATAGTTTTAATAATGGATTTTATTTGTCAGCCTATCTGGATAAAGACCAAAAAAGAAAACCACTTAAAACAAACAAGGGAGCATTTATGACAAAATTTCTTATTGCTCCATCACGGTAGGGATAATCAGGGGTTAGTATTCCGTATAAGCCCGCAATAAAAAGTATAAGAGCAAACACCCATAAGAAAATCGCAACAATTTTGTAAGGATTAAGATAGTTCTTCATAGGTTTGTTTGGTTTTTTATTTAATTAATCCTCTCTCCAGTGCCTTCTTTTTCTTGCCCAAGTTGGCTTTTTGCCAGTTTTTTTACAAATTTTTCTTCTACGACCTCGTGGCATAGTTTTTTATTTTTTTTGATTATTATATACCTCCTCCGCATAATACCGAATACTATCAAGTTCCTCTAAAACCATTTCCAGCATCTGTATAATTTTGTCCAGTTTCTCTCCGTGTCCTTCTTTTGGGTTTTCTATTTGCTTTTTAGCCATAAATTTATTTAATTTAGACCGACCTTTATAAGTTAAACAGTTTTATTATTTCCCCTGCTTTTTCTTTGCCAACCAATTCTTTTAGTTTCTTAATTTTTTTGGCTCTTTCTATTTTTCTTTCTTTTTCTTTCTCTTTCCAATAACAGTCGCTACAGTATTGTTTTCCGTTTTCAAATATTGCGGTCTTACCAAAAGCATTTTTTCCACAAGTAGAACATATCCATTTTGGTTCGGTGCCTTTCTTTAAATAGAAATCACATTCTGTTTGGTTTGCCTCAATATTTCTACCTGTTTCATCTACTATCAGGTAGCAATAATCCTTACCATCATACTCGCTTTTTCGTCTCCAGAAACAAGTTTTACATTTGATTTTTTTCATTTTTTAATTTCTCTTTTTAATTTTTTAATCTGCTCCTCTAACCATCGCACACCATAATAACTTGTTAGTTTCTTTGCCTTCTCGTATTTTTTTAATAATCTTTTAAGCCACTTTTCTCCTCTTTTTTGAATTATTTTCAGTTCAATTATACTTGATGATTTTGTATGATGTAATTTGAAATGACAATCTCGGCAAAGGACGATTAGGTTATCTTTACAATACGAAAGGGCTTTACACTTGCTTCTAAAAATGAAATGGTGAACTACTACTCCTTTTTTGCTCCCACATATTTCACACCTATCGCCGTATAACTTAAACGCTAATTGATACATTAACCGCTCTGCTTCTTTTTTAAGTTCTCTTTTTTTATTCTTTTTCCTCATTTGTTTTTAATTTTTCCCAACACTCTTTACAGCAAGGTTGCCAAATTCTTTCAATTTTTTCATCGTATATCTCCTCCTCTTTTAGTTCTTTTCCGCACAATACACACACGACTTTTGTTTTTGTTTTTTGGCTCATAATACCATTTTTGAAAAATCTTGCGGGTTGCTTAAATCTAAATCTCTTTGCCAGTAAAAATCTATTAAACTATACTCTTTTCCATCAATTCTGCTTTTAAATTTCTGGTTGCTTTTTATCGCTCGCTGTCTAATCTGTTGATAAGGAATAGTCATTGTTTCGCCATTTGAAAGCAATAATATCCTTAAATCTTTTTTCTCTTGAAGGGCTTTCTTTACCTGATAATCCCTCAATGAGGCATATTTACCCTTCCACAATCTATTTATCTTTACCAATAAACTCTTTGACTTTTTTGATATGCTTACACTCATAATTTGGGTTTTTGGCGTGAACCAAGTAATCCCAACATTCACAACTCATTCTGCCATTTTTGTATAAAACCACTGTATAATGCTCTCTTGGGTTTGAAAATGACCTTACTCTCCAAAAATCTTTTACTTCCTCAATTCTTTCTTTTAAAAACTCGTTTTCTTTCTTTTCTATGAACTCCTCCAAGTCCATAGTTAGAACGGAATGTCCTCTGGGTTTATTTCTTTTTCCTCAACAACTGGAATATCATCAGTGGTTGCTTGTTTCTTTTCTGTTAACACTTCATATCTTGTATTTCTACCGTCTCCAATTTTCTTAATTGCCACCACATCTCCCTCTTTAACATCTTTCATTTGCCGAGCCAAAGAAATAGAAGCACTATTCAGTTTCCAAACCTTATCACCACTTAATTCTTTGAAAGAATAACAAACAACTTTTTCTATTCTGCCAAACCTTTCTCTTGTTATTATCTCGTAGCCCTTATAAATTCCCTTAAACAACTCTCCTGATTTAAGGGTTAGAAAATCTGATTTGTTTTTGATGAATTCTTCTAATGTTTCCATAGTTTTATTCAACAATTAAATTTTCTTGTTCTTTCTCTATTTGTTTGTTTGTTTCAGCGTCTAATTCTTTATTTACCTCCTCAATTTCTTTTTCTTTTTTCAAGTCCTCCACTATTTCTTGAGCAATTTTTTGAGACCCTTTTAATTCCTCTCCTTCTGAATAAAATATATCAGCAATCTCACAAGCCAGTTTAACTAACTCCTTTCTTGAAAGTTTATCTTTTCCAGTTCTGGTTGTATTATCATTACATAAACTTGAAAAAACACTCTGTCTTACAATTCTTTTTTGCTCTTGCTGAAACGGATAATTCTCTTTCTCCCTAAATTTCTCCAATGAATATACCAGCGGAAACAAGATGCCGTCTCTTTGTAGATGGGCTGCCAGTTTTAAATAATAATGAAAATCTCTTGCCATAATTTTAGTTTTTATTATCCGACCTTTGATTAAAATGGGTGCGTAATAAAATACTGGAAAGAAGTTTTTGGTGTTGGCTAAAGGCCTTCCTAAACTCTTTCCAGCGTTTTTTTAATTCTAAAAGGCGTTCTTCGCTTCTTAAAAGTTGTCTGTATCTTTTTTCTGGTAATGATATTTTTCTTGGCATAATTTTTTTGTTTTATTATTCTTATTCCATTTTAATCCAAGCAAGAAAACCTGTCAAGAGGTTAAAACCCTTGAGTTTTCCACAGGTGTCTTTTTAAGCCCTAATACCGATTCTTAATCTCTGTTCTCCCAACATTTTCTGGAAGCCTTCCAGTGTTTGGTTCCCTCTGTCTCATATAACCACTTACAAGCAAGTAATTGTTCTTTTGGGTCATTCCAGTTTATTTCTCCTAATTCTCTTTCTACTCTTTCTCTTGTTGATTTAATCATTTGGCACAAACCGTAAGCGGTTGATTTTTTGTTTTTCACCCACCATCTCCAATTAGATTCACACTCAATAATTTTGCGAAGCGTCTCATCTATTTCTAATCCTGTCTGGTTATACACTCCTAACAAAGAATTCTTCTCAATTACTATCAGCCCTTGCGTTTCTACCCCAAAAGGGGCAGGGGCTTGAGCCGAAATCGGCAAGAACCCAAGCCCCGAAAAAATCAAGATTAGGGCTACTGTTTTCCCAACAAACTATCAAAATACTGCTTGAAAAATACAGCAATAGTATTGAGTAATGGAATTACCCAGCCGTATTTTCCAAGATAAACATATGCCTCACTTGATGCCAACCAGGTAATAACCCAAGCCGCCAACCAAGAACCAAACGAATAAAACAAGGCTTTCCAGAACCCTTTTGTTTCAACTGCTTTTGGAATACTGGTTAAAACTCTCATAGTTTAAGTTAGGATTATTATTTTCCGACCTTTGAATGGTTGGTAATGGTTTAGTATTTGTTGCCTGCCGTTGAGCGTAAACTTCTAATAATTCTTGCTCATTTAATAACTCGCAATCTGGTGGAATTTCATTTGCCACACAAAAGCCAACAATTATTCTTTTTCCTCTCCCAATTCCTTCAACTCCCAATTTATGATAAGACGAATTTTGGGAGTAGACATCTTTCCACTCCTTGCTTCCTATTTCTTTTTTAACCCAATAAATTTTCACACCTTTTCGCCAGTTGTATGGCATTTGTTTTATCCACCATTTTTACGACCTTTAATTGGTTCAATATCATCAAGCGGCTCATCTATAAATTTATGAACGGTTTCTAATGTCCATTTAATGTCAGTATTTTCGCAAAGCCAGTCCATTGTTTGAGTAATTTCTTCATCTGTATAACCTTCAAGCATTCGGGCGGGGCGCAACTCTCGCTTCAGCGCCGCTTGGTATTGTTTCTCGTTGCGGAATTTATAATCTTTGTATTTCCAGTAAAGAGCAATTATTTGTAAATCTCGGCGGTTAGAAGAAGATAGTTTTTCTAATTTCTCATAAAAATTAAAATCTTTTAAATTCTGCGATTCTTTTGAATCGCTCTCTTTAGAGATATTATTATATTTTTTATTTATATTTTTATATATGGGGAAGTCGTTATTCGTAACTGCTTCCCCTTGAGGGGAAGTCCTATAGGCTTCCCCTTGAGAGGAAGTATTTTGGAACATTTCTTCCTGTTGAGGGGAAAAATTTACCCCTTGGTTTAACCTAATTTTTCTCTCCCAACCACCTCCTTTTCTTGGTTTTATTTCTGTCTCAATAACTCCTATTTTTTCTAATTTTCGTAGATATGTCTTAATTGTTCTAATAGAAACACCTATTATTTCACTTAAAAACTCGTTTGTAGCAAAACAATAACCATTTTTCTTTGATAATGCTCTTATGTGGGCATATAACAATTTAGCCCTATTTGGGATTTTTTTATCTAAAAGCAACCAAGACGGAATAACAGCGTCAAAAGAATATAAATCGTATATTTTATTAAAATCTTGTTTTGCCATAAAGTTTATAGAAATGCCCCTAATTCGCACAAAAATGCCTCTCTCAGCCGTTTTTGGGGTTAGATAATACTTTTATATATTTAAAACTCTCTGATTTTTAAAGTTTAGGTTAATTTATATGTTTTTTAAGTAGCAAAAGTAGCCAGGCTACCCTGTGTTAATAAGCCATACGGCTTTTTGTTCATTTTTGTAGTCCAGGGGGTTATCAAGGATAACCCTTCCCTGCTAAAGAACCTATTGCCAAGCTTATTAACCAGCAGTAGCCCAGCCAATTTTACTACTCTTCTTCTGTTTCTTCTTCCTCTGTTTCTTCTGTTTCTTCTTCTTTGGTTTCTTCTTCAACCCCTGGGGTTTCTTCGGTTTCAACATCTTGGAGAAATGCTTTCATCATAGTAGTTTTTGGGCTTTAGTTTTTAATTAACGACCTTTAAGCAAGTTTTTTAATTTTTCTAATTGCTCCCAATGGAATTTCCAAACGATTATCTATATTTCTGTCTCCCTCCTCAAATATCTTTTTCTGATAAGATTGGCAAATTACAATAGAAAACGGGGTCTTTTTTATAAAATATCCAACGCTATAATTAGTAAGTCGTTCTATGTCGCCCATTTCAGTTTCCGCACTTTTTAATGATAACCACCCACTACTACCTAAACTATCAAACCACTCAACTTCTATTTTTTGATAAGGTTTAATTTTTTCTATTTTCATAGTTTTTTAATCTTTACCCACTTATAGCCATCTTTATATAGGTTTTCGTCCTCAATAACCATTACTTTGTCTCCCTTTTTAAGAGAGCCAACTTTTAAACCCCAAGGAGCATTTCTTAAATTTAAGCGATAAACATTTACTCTGGCTATCTGCCCTGGGTGATATTTATCAGGAGTAAGATATTTTTTTGCTACCCAACCATCTACAATTTCTAATAATTGGGCTTTAGTAGGAAAATCTAATAAAGGAACCCACGCTTCAAAGGGTAGATAGTTTTTATCAAAATAACCAATTCCATTATTGCCCCAATCTAAGCCCCAACTATTCAAAAAATAAACATAGTTCTCATCATAAGATATTCCCAAAACCGCATGCCCAAAAATCCTTTCTCCTGCTCTTGGCGGTCTTATATGTGCCTTTCTCCAACCTTTATTACTTCCTCTAAACCCTAATAAAACAACGCCATATAAGAATATGGCTTTTTTAAGTTCATTAAATGTTAGTGGTTCTACTCTGGCATATCCTCCTATTTTATACTTCTCTGCTTCGCTTTCTGGTTCATTTATTGGTTTTGCTCCATATCTTTGAGCCACTTTTAATCCAACCCTAAAAAAGGTGCCTCTAACATTTGGAATACCATCTATTTCTTTACATTTTCTATAAACCCAATCACCATCAAATCTTTTCCAGATTTTTTCTTTTGCTTCAAGATATTGTTTCATTGAAGCCACTGATTGCCCCACACAATTCGGACCAACCTGCTGAACCACAGTCAAATCAAAAGGACAAGGAATTTCCTTTGGTATCCTCTTAACATCAGGAGCAATTTCGGCAGTTAGAACGTCCCTTTTATCAAAGGGAGAAGGGACTAACCCTGTTTGAAAGAGAGATTTCTTCATACTTCCATTTTACCAAAAAGCAAAAATGCTTGTCAAGAGGGAAATAAAGAGGGGAGAGGTCTTCTCCCCTTATTCCTCAGTATTGAGGAATCTCTTAATAGCCACGAATGAGGTAGCAACCAAAAGTTTTTCAGGGGTGCCACTACCTCCGTGTACTATTCCAACCAATTCGCCTTTCTCATTAAATACACCGCCACCAGACATACCAGCAACCACCTTCGCATTAAGAAAAATAGTATAGCCGTGAATTCCACAAATAGTAGCAGGAATTATCATTTTCTTGCCCAGCGGATAACCAACAATATAAACCTTTTCTAACAGGTCGGCTTTTTTAGCAAACTTAACCTTTCTTTCAAAACTATGAGGAACACGAATATATACCAAGTCATCAGTCATTCTTATTGCTCTGCTTGCCAAGCCGCTCACAAAAATTTCTCCATCTATTAAATGAGCAACAGAAAGAACATAGCAGTAATCAATTATTACGCCACCGCCAAAACTCTTATAGGTGTTAACTCTTACAACCTGGCTTGTAATCTTGCGGATAAGATTCGCACGGGGATTAACACTAACAGAGGAAAAAAGGAGAAGCCCTATCCCCATTGCGACCAAGATATCCCTCATTCTTCCACCTCCTCAAGAATATCTTTTAAAAGCATTATCACTCTCTTTCTTAGTCTGCTAACCTCTGCCATATCGCTTGGTTTTCCACTTTTCTTTAGTTCCTCAATTCTTTTCTTTAACTCTCTCAGCCTCAGCGTTTTAAGAATCATCTCTTTTTTTCTCATTTCATCACCTCCTTTCTCACAAAAAGTTTTGCTTTATTGCCGCTAAGCACAACCTTTAAGTTTTCTCCAAACAAACCATCAAGGCTTTTTTTACAACCAAGAACTCTCAAAATCCAATCGGTTTCGTTTTCGTATTCTTTTCTTACCAATTCAATAATCTTTACATATCCCCTCATAATTCACCTCCTTATTAAATTTTTAATGGGGAGGGAGAATTATTCCCTCCCCTTGCGAGGAGTTCGTTAATTAAACCAATAATTAACATCTAACCTCTTTTTCAGGTCTAACTTAAACTGCCAAGTAACTGGTCTTTTCTTTGATGAACCAAAGTAAAGTTGCTGAGGATAGGTTAGATAACCATACTTCTGCCAAGAGTATTCGTCTTTTTCAATCCAACAACCATTCACAAAAGTAATAGACCTTGAACTGACTGGAATTTCAAAAATGCGATGGAAATGACCAATTATCTCAACATCAATATCCATTTCAGCTTTTCTTGCTAAAGCTCGTCTTGAAATACCATAATATGGAAAGCCCATCCAGGCAGGAATTCCTGCTCCGTGATGTAAAAGATATTTCCAGCCATTGATTTGTTTAATAAAGAACCAACTTTCTGGGGTTTCAATTTTTACCCTATCTATATTTTTGAAAGAGATTTGGAGCATTTGACCAACCAGCCAATCCAAGTTGTTATACCACGGATGAGCGGTTCTTGAGTTTCCTGATAACCTTCCGTGGTTTCCGCCTATCACAACTATGTGAATTTTTTTGAACATCTTTAGGAACTCTTTAATAAGGAAAGACAGTAGCTTAACCGCTTCAATCACCTGGGCCCCAGCTCCCGCTTCAACAAAGAATCTCTGACCGCTGTATATAATATCGTTATCAACTATGTCTCCTAAGCAGAAGATACAAAGCGTTTCTAGGTTATAACTCTTATTCAGCAAATCGTTAATCATTTGGATACTTTCTACTAATCTACCAGCTTCTTTCCACATTATCTTTTTGTTATAGGTCTCTACAGCTTTTCCAGTTCTCAAATCAACAAAGACATTCTTTTTCCCAACGTGAATATCAGAAAGAACAAGAATGGCATCCTCTTTCAGTTTTCCTGACGACGGTTTCGCTTTTGGAATTCTTACTCTTGGCGGTTTCTCTTTAAATTTCTCCAATAAGGTATCAACGAACTCCTCTAAATCAACTAACACCTTACTCATTTTATCACCTCCTTTTGATTTTTTAAGGTGCTGTTTATCTTTTTTAATTCCTAAATATGATGCTTGGTTAATAACTGCCTTATAGGAGCGATTATGTTTTTCGCACCATTTTATAATTTCTTCTCTGGTAAGATATGGATAATTATTTTTTAGCCACTCCCTTTCTTCTTTTGTCCACCCGTGGGTGTGTTGATTTGCCATTATTTATTATTGAAAACCTTTGTTTCTAATCTGGATACCCTTTGTTGAAGGTCTTGGATGTCCTCTCTTAATTCTCTCACATCGCAAGACAACTTGTCAAGTAGATGGAAGTATTCATTGTCTATTTTGGTCTCTAAATAATCTGTTTTTCTAACCAATTTATCTATTGCTCCGTTTCTTTTGTTTAATGAAATCAATTTACTAATTTCTCTAAATAAGAAAACCAGAGCAACAATAATTGCTGTTCCGCCACCGTATTTAATTAGTTCTAAAAATACTTGCTGTTCCATAGGGTTTAATTATTTAATAGGAAGGAGTTTTTTACCTTTTTCCTTTATAGGAGCAGTTGAGGGCATCGCTTTTGCAATTTCTTGTATTTTTTCTGTTCTTCTTCTAATCTCGTCTTGAAATTCAATTACTTTTTCTTTTTTCTTTTCTGGTGGAATATTTGGATTTTGCATTAACAATACCATAGCCCATTGAATATCTTTAATTTCTTGTTGAAGATTTCTTATTTTCCAGAACGCCTCATTAAAGCCACCAGAATATACTGAAACTCCCAAAGTTCTAGCAATGGATTGAGCCAAATCTCTTTCTCTTCGCATAGGAAAACCAATAATCTCTCCTGTTGCTGCTCTATAGATATTTAAAGCGTGGGGCACAGCACCAGGACCCAAGCTTCTTGCTACATATTCAGCGATTTTTTTTCTTTTCTCTTCTGGTAAATCCGTTTCGTTATAAATTTTTCTTTGGGTGTAAGTATCGTAATTGTTAAAAATGTTTATCATTATATTCATCAGTCCTGGAAACTTTGCCATATTTGTAACCTGGGTCCAGTCCATAAATAAACTTTCTGGTCCACCAAATGGTAAAGTATAATCTAAATCCATAAATACAAAATTTCCTTGATTATCTCTAAATGGTAAAATTAAAACATAATCCCTATCTTTTAACCATTCTGGCTTTGCGTTTTCTATCTCATCTTCATCTGCTCCAAGCATCGCAACAGCAATAGCATTGAATACTCCAATAATAATCGGATATTTCAATAAAACCCAGGGTCTCGTAATTAAAACTTCAGCAATTCTTGGAGCTATTAAGGTATAGAATGATAAAAACGGATATAACCAACCACCTATCCCTGTTCGTAATTTCTCTATTATCTGAGGAACAAACCTATAATCTAACTCCCACTTATTAGCAAAATGAACTGCTTGCGGAATAGATGCTCCATCTTCTACAGTACACAACGCTAAATAAGTTCTTTGAATGTGGTCTATGTGTCCATAATAACTAAATACTTGTTTAGCATCTTTTAATTTTGTTCCTAATTTACTTAATAATCCTTCTGAATAAGCTCGTAATGGATTGTTAGATTTTTCTGCTTTAGTAATAATTCTTGCTAACTCATCAGTTTCAATTTCTACTGTAAAATAATCTGTTCCATATAAACCATTATCTCTAAATTTTTTATAGACCTTATCTTTGGTAAGATATGATTTTACTGCCTTTATATATCTCGCTGAATTTTTGGGCGTCCAAACTGGATAACCAGCCATATCGGTTTGGAAAAACATACCAGATAACCAGTTTCTAATTATCGTAGGTGGATTACCAGCAACCTTAAATGCTTTCCACCAAGAAAGAGGTTCTTGAAAAATGGACATTACAGTATCTCGTCCACTTTCCAAAACAAAGGTTCTTAATTCTTCTTGAAGCCCTGGGTGAATATAACCATAATTTAGTGGTCCCAACCTTACATCTTTTTCAACTCCTTTCGGTAAAATATTTCTTACTGAAACAAATCCTAACTCTTCTGCTAACTTAACATCTTTCGTAAATAATCTTGGGTTTTCTACAATGGCTTTTTGAAATAATCTCGTAGCGTATGCTTTTGATAAATCTTTAAATGTTCTGGCTAAAATATAATCTGCTTGAAAAACCCAACCATATTTTTCTTTTGCTTCTTGCCCAATTGCTCGCAGTTCCTCTATTGTGTATTGTTTAATTTCATCTAATGTTTTACCCTCAAATTGTAAAGCGTTCGCTCCCCATTCTTCGTCTGTTAGTTTCCTCTTAAAAGCCGACCTATCTATTACCCCTTCTTTTGTCAAAACAGAACGAGGAACTATAACTGGTTTACCAGTTTTAGGGTCAACTCTAACATATAGAGTTCTGGCATATTCTCCTAAATGAGACAACCAAGTTTCTTCGGTTAATAATGTCATTTCTTTGGGAAGCAATCCCTTCTTAATCATTTCTTTGTCTAAATTAACTATTGCTTCTCCTAATTGTCCTATCTTTACATCAATGTCTTTAATAACTGATTTATACTCTTCTGGAACATCTATCCTCTTAAAAATCATATTACCAATTTTTTGTTTTTCTGCTGTGGTGAGTTTTGTTAAAGGTCTAATAATTTCTTCGTAATATTTTTTGACCAAACCATCATAAACTCTTTGTCTTTCTCTTAAAAGACGGGCTATTTCTTGGGTTTGAGCTTCTTTTACAACACGAGGGGCTTTAGAATCCCAAATTTTTAAAATTCTATTCCAAACTTTTGTCATTACCCTTGTATAAGGGTTATTATAACTAACAGTTTTAGGGGTAAATTCAAAAGCCTCTGGGTCAATTTTAGGTAATTCTTCCAATTTTCTTATTTCTTCTAAAAGTTCAAGTTTATATTTATTTTCTGGGAATTTTGGGAGTTTGGCTTCTTTTACTCCTTTGACTGCTTGGTTGTAGAAATATTTGAGTTGTTCGTCCGTTAATCTTATAAGAGGATTACGATGATGAGAATAAATAAATTCATCATATTTATAAAAAGGTTCTTTTGGATTAAAATCTCTTTTATCTTTAACAATCAAATCTTTTGCTTTAACCTTCTTTTTAACTACCCATTTTGATTCCATTCCTGCGAATTCAAGTGCGTGTTCATAATCAGTTGTAACAAAATCTCCGTCTCTTATTTTTTTAACTGGTTTTTCAGTGAGAAAGTCAATTCCTCTATAAACAATGACCTCTCTCTCTGGATTTACCCCTAATTTACTTATTCTTTCAGAATATGGCGATAATCCATATTTTCGTAAACCGACCAAATATTCTTTTCCTTGTGTAGCTCCCCCTCTAACAAATGAACGAAATTCATCAAAGGAATAATTAAGGCGCTTTGCTCTCTCTAATGCTTTATTTAAATCCCTTTTCAGGTCTTCTGGAATTCCCTCTATTTTGATTTCTGTTGGCTTTTTCTTAATTTCCCTCTTTAAAACCTCGTCTGCCTCTTTAATGGTTTGTTCTATTGCTTTTACCTCTTTTGGTGTTATTTTTTTGATTTCTGGTATTCTAATGTTAATTGCTCCAAAAGGAATAGCAGCCGCAAACCCACCAGCAAATTCTTCTGCTAAACCTTTGCTAAAAACAGGGGTTTCTTTTTTGTAAAATTTTAAAACAAGATTTTCGGCAATACTTTGAGCAACCTCTTCTCCTCCTTCTGCTATTGCTTGTTTTAATGTTTTAAATCCTATTTTGGGAACTTCTCTTAATAAAAATTGTTTATAACTGTTATAAACCACTCTTTCTATTCCTCGTATTGCGATTTGGGTTCCAATTTTGGCAGGAGATATACCAAACGCATTTTCAATTAACCCTGCTATTGTCCCATAAACATTTGAATAAATATCTGCTTTATCTGGTGGCACCCCTTCGTTAATATATCTTTTATAAGCAGCACCTTTTTCTAATGCTGCTGCCGATACAAAACCACCAGTAAGAGCACCAGGTATTCCTCCTGTAAATCCACCAAAAGTAGCCAGCCCAAGCATTGTTCCTATAGTGGGAAGGGTTTGCCCTATTCTTCTACCCCACCACCTTCTATCTACCCAACCACCCTTAAAAAAGGGTTTTAAATCTTCTGGTTCTAATAACTCTGGTTTTTTTATTAGTTCTATTGTTGCTTTATCTCCTAAATTGGCTCCCCATTGTAATAATTTTGGACTACCAATTTGTCTACCCAAGCTTTCCACAAAATAACCAAAACTACTTTTCATAGAAATGTATCCTTCTTTTATCCCTTCTAAAAATTGTCCAATAAAGGTGGTAGGTTCTTTATACTCTTTTGGAACTTTTGGGTTTTTAATAATTTCTTTCCGATATAACTCTTTAAAGTGCTGCCTTCGTAAATAATTCAATCTATCATCTTCGTGTTGCATCATTAACTCCCATTCGGTTGGTTCTGTAATACCTAATTTTATTTCTAAACTTCTTGGCAAGATAAATCTCGCTACTCTTTTAAGCCAAGTATCTTTTTTTTCTTTTTCTGGTGGAGCGGCTCTTAAAACAGGATAACCAATCATTTCAGCAACTTCAACGGTGCTTAATGGTTTAATGGTTTCTTCTGTTAATGGTAAAATTTTCCTCTTTCTACCAGTTTTTTCTTCAAGAGGTTCTTTCCAGTTAAAAGGTAAAAGTTTTTTCTTACCAACCTCATCATCTGAAGTTGTTTTCCAATTAAAGGGTAATGCCATATTATTTTACGGCTTTATTTTACAAATGGTAATCTGTGCCAAATTTCTGATACAACTTTTTTCCACCAGGGTTGTTTTTTTTCTTCGGTTTCTTCTGTTACCTCTCCCTCTTCGGTTGTAGGAATTTCTGTTGGATAATATATCCATTGTCCACTTATATTCACCATTCCATACTGAGCCATTAGAGCACGAGCGTCAGTTGAATTTAAACCAATTCCTTTTGGCGGGTCGGCTATAAGTGTTGCATAAAGCCCTGCCATATCTACCTCCTCACCAAATGTTTTAAGGTTTTGGAGAATATAATTTTCTGCCCTTTCCCATTTGTCTGATTCAGGAGGAAACATTTCTAATGCTTGTTGAAACCCTTCTGGAGTGGTTGGGTCTATACCAGCCCTTCTAAGTTGTCTTAATTGTTCAGGAGAGAAATACTCGCTTACATCAGGAGCAACAGTGCTTGCTATCTCCCCTATCTTCTTATTATAATAATCCACCGCATCGTCTACGCCCATCTCCAACATCTTTCCAAAATCTACAACTATGCCATTTTGAGCCAAACTTATTGCTAAATCTCTGATAAATTCTTTTTCTTCTCTTACCGCTTCTTCCGCTCTTAATGTTTCTTGGTAAGCAGTATTTATTAACTGTTTTTCCTCATCTGTTAAATCATCTAAAACATCTGAGTAATAAGTGTATAATGTTTCCCATCTTCTTCTGTTGTCTTCGTAATCCCACATCCAAGCGGTAATAGCATCATCTATCATACTTTCTGCCATTTCAAAGTTTCCAACATATGCTTGTAGTAAAGCCACTTCTGTTCCTAATTGATAAGATAGTTTTGCTTTTTCTGAATCGTATCTCCTGTTAATTTCGCTTATATTTGCCCTTATTGATTCCATTGGGGCTTTCATCTGATAAGCCATATCTATTTCTCTTTGTCTCTGGTCATCTAACTGATTTATCTGTTCTCTTAATTGGGCAACTTTTATATTCTGTTGCTCAACTTGTTCCATCTTTGCTGGAATACCATATTCTTTTCTTAACCTTTCTAACGCTTCTTCTCTTGTTTCTTCTGGTTCTGCTGTTAATTTTTCAACAACTTCTTTCTTTTCCTTTCTTATTTCCTCTTTTTCTTTTTCAATGTCTTCTAATTTTGGTAGCAAAACTGTCTTATAAAAATCTGTAAGACCCTCTGATGCTGATTTAATCCTGTCTGCCGCTGTTTTCGCCCCGTCTACTGTATAATCGTCTCCATATCTAACCTCTGGCACTTTCGTCTTTGTTTTTTTTGTTAAATCTTTTGCTGAAACTAAAAATTCCTCTGCTTCCTCAACAGTTGTTTTCGGAGTAATTTTCATTCCTGCCTTTTTTGCTTGTTCTAATATTGAAAGGTCTTTCTTTATACTTTCTGCTCTTCTCCGAATTCGCTCTAATTCACTAGACATTTCTTGCATCCATTCAGCGTCTTGCGTTTTCGTCTTTGTTTTTTTTACTCTTATCCATGTTCCACTTTTATAGCGATAAGTAGAACCACCCGAAACTAAAATATCTCCGCTTTTCGGGCTTCTTCCGTATAATTCCTTAAATTGTTCTCTTAGTGATGCCATATTATTTATTTAATTTTTTTTCTAATTGCTCAACCTTTTGAGATAATTGTTTTATTGCCGATAGGCATAAATCTACTACCCGCCCCAAGTTTCTTGCTGTTTTTCCTGTTTTTTTATCTTCGTCTCTTGCAAAATCAGGTAGGGTTCTTAAATCCATTTTTGGGTGTCCGTGTTTGTCTTTTTTTTCTTTATGTGGTTTAATTTTTTTAATTAGTTTTACGGCGTCTAAATCATCATAAACAGAACATTGGTCGTGAAAATCATAAGCATAAATATCTGCCCAAGCACAAGTACTAGTTCCAAAACTACCAAGATTATCATCGTTTGGTCTAATTACCCCATCACTGCTTATCCTAAAAATAACTTCCTTGCTTCCTTGCTCAAAGAGCAATGAATCAGGCTCGCTCATATCAAAATTAAACACTATAGCCTTTCCTATACCATATATTGTACCAAAATCTGAAACAGACATCTGTAACATATGATTACCAAAATCATCGTTTATACCAAACAGTCCTCCATCGCCAACAACATCAGTATATACAACCTCTTTATCATATCTTTTTTGAGATACTCTCCCTTCTGATAAATCAATCCAATCTTCATCAGCGCTCGTTCCTGTTTGAAAGTGAGAAGCAATTACTTCTCCACTCATATTCACCCTAAATGGAGCATCATTAAAATTCGCATCTCCCAAATAAATCCCATTAGAGTCCGCCTTAAATACATTGTCTCCAGAACCAATAACAACATCTCCAGAAAAAGTCCCAGTTGTTGCTGTCATCTCTCCGTCCATATCTACCTTAAAAGGAGCATTATCAAAATCAGCACTTCCAAGCCAAATCCCTTTATCTTCCTCAAATCTAAATGTTTTATCCCCAGAACCACTAACTATTTTTCCGCCTCTAATTGTTGGAGCGTTTAAAATAGGGTAATCAAAAACATTTTCAACTTTTACCTCCTCGTCAAATGTTAGAGGTTTTACTTGGTCTTCTACTATTTCCAAAATTTCCTCCTCTTGGTTTTTGTTATTGGATTGTGTGTCCATAAATTTTTATGTTTTTTATCGCAACAGGATTAGAGGTAGAACCATTAGACCAATCCAGTTCTATTCTAAAATTCTCTGTCTTTATTTTTGGATAAGATATTTTTTGGGTTGCTGTTCCATCTCCTGAATAAGATATTGTTCCTGTTTTTAAAGCAACTCCATTGTCATTTCTTAATGTCCAATCTACTCTTGAACCAGTGCCCATTTTCTTAAAATTGAAAACTATCTTATCAATCATTGATTTTCTACCATCGCCAGTAACATCAAATAATAATGATTTCCAGTAACAGTCAGTGGTGTAATCATAGAATTTTGCTATTTTGTATTTTGAAGATTGATAAGAAGCAATCATTGGTGTCCCAAAAGGAGAAGCCAGTCCACCTACTTTCGTATCATAATCACTATGTGCTAATTGAAAGAACAATGTTGGCAAACTTTTATCTACTGCTCCCCAAGCGTATATTTTTCCTGATTCTGGAGAAACCCAAATAATGAAATTACTATATTCTGTTACCTGATAATAATTAGGTCCTTTATCGGCAAATGTTGCTACATCTACTATTTGAGTTCCTGAAATATATCCCAGTTTATATCTTGCTGTACTGTCTGGGTCTCGTCTGAATACAAATACTATTCCATTTTTTACAAATAAGGCGGTTATTTCTGTTGTTTTAATCTCATACTCCCAAGATGGAGATGCTCCGTCCCAGATAAATATAGAACCACCTGGATTTGCTTTTGTAAAACTAAATTCATTATCAGATGACCAAAATCTATTAGCGGCAATATATATTCTATTATTAGCCCACTCTAAATCTACGGTATAAAAATCATCTGGTAAATCTAATGCTGCTTCGGTAAATGTATTGTTTGTTGCTGAATAAGAACTAATATAATATCCGTTGCCAATATACAAAACATCATTTCCCGCTGCTAACAGCGGGTGAGGAACATCGCTTTGTAGTGTTGTTCCGTCGGTAGGCACGGTAGACATAAAATCGTCATCATAGGTTGAACCATCAAATTTCCCAACATCTGCTCCAGTTGTATAATTGTAAGAATAATAGGCTGCTCCATTGTAATAAGCGACATCCTCTCCATCATCTGCGTTAGTTATCGTATGAGCGTCCATAACCGCACCTTCGTGAATAGTGTAAAATTTGTTGCCACCAACAGCATAAGAATAAGAGTGTGCCGCATAAGAAAGTTCTACTGCCGCATCTAAAATTCCTTTAATCAGTGTTGTTACTTTTCCGCTTTCATCTCCATCTGTTAATGTTGCTAATCCTGGTCCTTGCGTAATAAAATCAGGATATGTCAAATCAACATTTTTCATATCTCCTGCCATATTCTTGTTACCATAGGCAGGATAAATGCTTTTCCAATAAGCAGGTGCGTATCCTCCTAAAAAGTTTGGTATTTCAAGTATCCATTTTGCCATAGGTTTTAATTATTTTATCCAAAAATGTAGCCATAATTAAAAATTTTAGCCCTCCAAGCAACTTCTTCTACAAATGTTGGTGAATTTTCTCCAGTAAGGTCGTTTCCATTAGAAGAAGAGTCATTTCCATTGTTATCAAATTTCCACCAACCCTCCAAATTTGCTCCATTGTTGAATATATCTGGTCGTTTGTATAAATTTTCTATATCTGTTTCGCTTAATTCTCTACTCCATACTCTTACATCATCTATTAAACCATCCCAGGGAATTACCGAGCCTTCCATTCCAACCTTAAAAGGTGCACTTCCTGAATAAATCTCATCTGTTGCAGAATCAGATGTGCTCACCTCTGTAAGGGTTTCTTTTTGTCCGTTAATAAAAAGTTTTACCCCATTAGTTGTGCTAAATGTTACTGCTACAAAATACCAGTTGTTTAAAGAAAGAGGTGTGCTGCCCCTACCCTGCCATTGTCCTGTCGCCAATACACCAGTTTTTGACTTTGTAAATGTAAGATACCTGTTTCCATTAAACCTTTTTACTAGCAGTGAATACGAAAAGTTATCTGAGGTTGATATTACCTTTGAAATAATATCGTTATAAGTGCTTCCCCAATTATATGGTTTAACCCAAGCTGTAATTGTTAGTGCAGTAGTAAAATCTAATCCTGTTTGGTCTGCATCACTAATTGACCACGCCTGATTAGAACTCATAACAAGTTTTGTTGAGTGTGTATTTATTACCATATAACTATGTTTTCTTAACTTTTAATGCTATAGTCACCCTTGTAATGGTTGAGCAACTATCTACATTAAATGCTAAAACATCACCAGCGTTTATAGTTTTAGTCCAACCACTTAAAGTAGTATCCTCATATTTCTGAGCCGATGAAATTGCTGGCTCATTACCTCCAGTAATGCTATCACCATCTGTTGGTGGAAAATTGCCATAAGTATCCTTCCAAATATCAACCTGAATTGAGCCTGTTTGGTCGGCTAAAAGAGTTACACTCTGAATTTCACAACCAAAAGGTATTCTCAAGTGTCCCTTTTGACCAGTTGTTATCGCCGAACTGCCACCATCTATTACAAAAGTTATAGAAGCAGTTTTAATGTTATCTGAAACCGCAGTTGCCGTAGGGACCCACTTTGATGTTCCAGCGTCCCAAGTTAAAACCTCACCATCAGATGGAGAACCAGCATTAACATCGGCTAAATCGTTTAATTCAGCGTCTATTGACCAAGTTCCAGAACTTACTTTTGGAATTCCAGTTGATGATGAAGTATCTATGCCTGTTCCACCATATTCAGCCTCCAAAGGATTAGTAAGGTTCAAGGTGGGAACAGTTAATGTTCCAGTCATTGTATCTCCGCTCTTTTGAACATATCTATCGTTTAATATCTCCAAGTTTACAGGAATTTCCCAATGAGAATCAGAATCTCCTTCATAGTATATTGTAATGCTTGGGTCGTTTCCTGAACCACTTACATCAGCATAAATTTTTCCAACCACATAACTATCGCTTGCTATATCGTGGTCTGCTGATAATGTTAGAGGAATAATATAAGAATTCTTGCCTTCTACTATTTCATTACTAACAACAGAAGTTCCAATAACAACCTCTGAATTATCGCTTTTTCTTTCAACCAGTTTCCAGTATAATCTTAATGTTTTATTTCCGCCCGTTTTTGCAGCATAAATTCTCCAATTATAAACCCCTGCTATTAGTTTATCTGGTTCATTTGGGTTTGGAGCAATCCAACCTGCGATATAATCATCATCTGATAGGTCTGATTTACTAATACTTTGTTCTGCTCCTGTTGAAGCGGTAATAGAAGTGTTTTTATAATCCTCTGTTCCAGAATCGGTATCAAGCATATAATACCTTGCTCCCAATGCTGTCACTGCTTCATCTACATATTTTTTATCAACTAAGTGATACAAATCGGTAAAACTTCTACCAGAATCATAAGTGATTGGGTTATTGAATATCCAGTTTCCCGTAATGGTCTCATCTACATCAACATCAGCCTTCCCACTCATTAAGTTAGAGAAAGTAATCTTTTTCGTTTCAGAGGCGGAAGTATCAACAATAGGCAAAACATCATCTGATGCCGCCTCTGTTAATGCTGTTAATTCTGTTATTTTTTTGTCTTCTGCCATACTTTTTTGTTATATCCTTTAAGATTTAGACCTTTTTGTCCAAGTTATTTGATAAGAAGCATTTTCTTGAAGCAAATATTCTCCTGCTTCTGTTAATAAGAAACCTAAACCGCTTTCTAACAATATACGCCCATAACGCGGCTTACTTCTATTAGACCAAGTTGCGGTATTTTTACTTCTATTAGACCAAGTTGCCATAATTATTTGTAATTATACCTTTTAGGATTAAATCTTGTTTTTAATTCTCTATTTGGTCTTGCTCCGTAAAAGTTTTTTAATTCTGTTACCAAATCTCTCAATTCTCCCTTAATATAATTTGCTTTGCTAAACATTTCGTGGCTAATAGCATAATCATAAGACGCTCCAAGAGATAGAATTCTATGGAAGTTTATAACAAATCCTGGTTCTTTCGTTGTATCAGTTGAAGAAAACTCATCAATATCTCTTGAAAAATATACTTTCAAGCCCTTAGTTAGTGTTACATCATCAGATGATGGAGCAGGATAAAGAAAAATTGAGTTTCCTCTTATATCGTAATACATTGGCAATCCATCTGTTTCCTGAAATTCAGATAAGGCAACATCAACCATGCTCTGGTCTATCGGTTCTACTTTTCTATAATTTCCATCCTTATCTAAAACCTCTACTCTTATTATCTTTTGAGCAGTTGATGGAATAGTGTAATCCTCTTGTCCGTCAACCAAATCTGTGGTTGCTTCTGGTAAATCAGTATAGTTTGTGTCATCATATTCCCAAGTTCCTGTAACTTCCCAAATCCAAGAATTCACCCTTCTATACCAAGCATTTATCAATCTTGTAAATGTTTTCAAAAGGGTGCTGTCTCCTGAAATTGTCCCATCGTCCATTCCTAATAAGGTTTCGCAATCTTGGATTAGACCACTAAGTTGTGAAGTGTTTGAGAATTCCATATTTTTTATTAAATTTTAGTATCAACCTTGTTATTGGGTGTTTTAATAATCGGCAATTAGGTATTACGCAAGTTCCGCCGATAGAACCTGGTATTTCTTTTAAAATATATTTCTTATACTGCGGATAACCAAGTTTTTCGTATCCTTCGTTATATGTTTTATTGGCGTCTCTATAAACTATATTGAAATCGCAACCATTTTCTTTACACCACTTATACACTTCTTTCTCAAAAACTATATTCCAACCGTATAATGTTGTAGACCAAATCTTTAATGCTTCTGTATCTTCTGGTTTCTCAATAAGTTTTATTTTTATGCCCGCTTTCTCAAAATACTTTTTTAATTTCTTGTCTTTTGGTGCTAAATACTTTACAAAGACCTTTAATGATTTCTCCAAATGAGGGTGAATCCCCCTTATTGGAGAGTGAAATGCTTGTAATTGTCTTGTTGTTCCAACTGGAACAGTTGAGTGAATAACAGTATATTTTGGTCTGTAAATGGTCTGATAATCCTTTACATCATCAATAAATGTTTTTGAGTATGGGAAACAAATATGAATTATGTCAAATTCTCCAAAGTATTCTATTTCTTTATCTTGAATAAGGGTATCCTTGTATGTTTCTTTCAACACATTATAAAGCGACTTTCCTACTTGTCCTGCTCCCAAAATTATTGATTTCATATTATTTTTCCTCTTTTAAGATTTCTCTTAAAAATTCAAGATAATCTTTAATTTCTCTTATTCTTGATTGCTGTTGAACCAAAAGTGGTTCAAGTTTCTTTTGTCCTGATAAAACTTTTCTTTGTAAATATCTCTCATCTATTTCTGTTTCCATCAAGGCAATTTCATTTCTTTCAATAAGTTTTTCAATTAGTTCTTTTTTTGTCATAAATTTTTTGTTTTATTCATTAGCCAAGAGGAACTTTGGATTTTTTTACCCAAGCCCCAAACTATTTTAATTTTATTTTCTTCACAGACCTTTTTCTCTGGGATATTATAAATTGTTCTATCTCCCCCTTTAGCAAAAATATCTGGTTTTAATGCTTCTAATGAGGCACAAACACTTTCATCTTTATCTATACTCTCCATTACTCTATCCACATACCTGATGCTTTCTATTATTTTTTCTCGCTCTTTATAAGGAACTATAACTTTTCCGTATTTTATTTTTTGCTGAATATCATTATTTAAAATTACAACCAATTCATCTCCTAATTGTTTTGCTTTCTCAAAATACTCACAATGTCCAGCGTGAAGCCAAATAAAGTATCCAGAAACAGCCACAACCTTCTTTTTTCTCTTACAAATCGCTGTTAGTTTTTCTTTTACAACCTCTTTTTCTATAATAAAGCCGTGTTTATTTAAAAATTCTTTTAATTCTTCCAGCGGTAAGACAAAAATATGTCCCGTCTCTTTAAGGTAACTTTTATAAATCGGTGTCTGGATTATCACTCTCTTGGTATGGTCTGCTAACCATCTAAACAATTTTTCGTTTTCTTCTCTTGATAAATGCTCAAAAACATCTACCAAAAATGTCTTATCAAAAACTCTTTTTTCTTTCTTAATGAAATCCAGAATAGAGCAACCGTGAACTTCTAATCCTTTTATCTTTTTTGCTTGTTCTATGGCATAATCTGAATAATCAACATATACAACCCTTGCTCCTTTTTTAAGGCACTGATATGATATTTCTCCTAACCCGCCACCTAAATCCAGAATTAACTCTCCTTTCTTTATATCTGCCATTTCAAAGGGCAATTTTAATCTATCAATAAGGTTCTCATAATCAACCTTTTTCGCTTTCCAATACTCTTCTGAATAAACATTTTTTATGTCTTCTGATGTTTGTGGCATTTTAATGAATATTCTACAAGGGCGTCTTGTTTTTCAAAATGGTCTTTTCTTGTTTCTTTTCCTTTTCCAAGCGTCCTTGAATTATCTAATCTATTTGCTAAACATCTAATCACATAATGGTCTCCCATTTGAGGCATATACCAGAATTCTCCATCTGCTTTTCTGTCTATCTCTAAAATTTCAAAGGGTAAGATTTTTGTTTTTCTTAACCCATCTCTTTCAAAAAGCAGATAATTAACCTTAACAAAGTCCACTTTGGTATCCTTTTTTACTCTTTCAGAACGGATATGTATGCTCTCGCTATATTTTCCTTTTAAAATTACTCCCTTCCAACCAACCACGCTATCTTCTGGATATTTCTTTTTTGCCTCAATTGTATCTCTTAAAACATATTTATCCTTGAAAAATACATCATCATCTATTAAAAGCACATATTTTGTTGGCACATATTTTGCTAATTCCCATCTCCAATATACTCCAAAATTGTATGGGTCTCTAAATGTTAATACCCCATCTTTCTCTGGTAATGTTCCTAAACTATCCCAAGTCCAAATTGTTAAAGATACCCCTTCTTGGCTTTTAATGTTCTCTAACCAATTATCATATTGCTCTGCTCTCGTGTAAGGAAGCAGAATTGCTGTAACTTCTGGTAAATTACTCTTTTCTTGGATATTAATCTCTTTTTTATTTAAATACTCTCTCACAATTTCTAAAAAATTTTCACATCTTTTAAGATAGGTGTAATTTTCTTTACAGAATTTATGCCCTGCTAATCTTATTTTTTCTCTTTCCTCATCGTGGGTTAGATAGAAGTCAATTATTTCTTTTAACTGGTTGAAATTAAATTGGTCGTATGGCACAAAATGTTTCCAGTATTCAAATTCTTTTTCAAGCCCTGGAATTTTCGGGTGAATTAGAAATCCTCCTCTACCCAAAACCTCATAAATTCTATTAGACCAATAATTTGGTGAAGGAACTGTATCTCCCACAACTATCTTGGTTGAGGCAAGTAATCTATTCAGATTTTTTCCTCTTATAATCTTGTCTTTTGTTCCATATCTGCCAAATTTATCTTTATAGGTTCTCTCTAAAAAATTTACTAATCTCTCCCGATTAGGATACCAGGGAATATCTGAACCAATAAATACTATCTCTGGGGCTTTTATTTTCTCTTTTGAAATATATGCTTCATCTTGAAAAATTCCTTGCCTCAAACAGATATGATTTATTCCTAACTCCTCAAATTTCTCCTGATGCCCCCCATCAGTAGTTAAAACAATATCTGCTTTAAATCTTGGGTGAGAATAAACCTGCGGTTCTCTTGGTGTCTTAAAATAAAGGTCAAATAACCAGCAAACAGTTAAAACTCCTTCATTTTTGGCACAATTCAATACTGCTTCTAACCTTCCTCCAATATTTCCCTTTGAAAAGAGCAAAACATCTGGCTTAAATTGTCTTATTTTCTCTATAATCTTGAAATCTCTTTTATTTTCTGAAACACACCTTATTTGCTGTCCTAATTGTTTCAAACTCTTGGCAACCCAATTAAAGGTAGCGTATGGCTTACTGAAATCTCCAATTAATAGTATTTTCATTTTTTGTGCTTTTTCTTATGAAGGTTTAATCCTGATTTTGTCTTTGCCACAAATCCACAAATTGGACATTGTAATGGATTTGGTTCTACCAATGGTATTCTTTTTTCTTGTTTCAGATAATCTTTCTCTTCAACCAATTCCATACCTGGTCTTCTTAGGGTCTCTTCAAGCAAACCTTCAGAAACAGGATATACTTTTCCGTATTTATTTTTTACATAATATGTTTTTGCCATAATTTTTTTCTTAACAACCTTACTCATTAAGGGGCGTTTTGGTTTATATCTTAATTTTTTTCCAAATTCGTCTTCATCAAATTTTCTCAATTCTGGCTCTCCTAAAATACTATCATACCATTGCTTTGTTCTATAACGCCCTTCTGGGTCATATTTCTTATATCTTTCGACCTTTTGTAATCTATCCTCTTTTTTCAAATAGCCGTAATGTTTGAAAAGATATTCTGAATCTGATGCCCACCTATAAGCGTAAATTGGGGCTAATCCACAGTGAAGCGGTGTTCTCTGCCACATTATTTGGGCTTCTGGAATATATTTGAAGTATCTGACATTTCTAAAATTTCCCCAGCCACCATCTACTCTCATTTGGTCTTCTCTATCCCATAATTGAACGCAGTAAAATGTAAATGCTATTTCTCCTCTTTTTGCTAATTCCTCTAATACTTCTCTGTTTACTCTTTTCTCAAAAACCTCATCAGCGTCTAAACAAACAACCCAATCTGGTTTAGTAGGAATTACACATTTTTTAAAGAACAATTCTTTAATTTTCCATTGCTCTTTGCCCCATTCGTATTCTGAAAGGTCGTATGCTTTTACTTTTGGATATTTCAATACAGCCAATCTTGTTTTCTCATCTTTCGCATTTAAAGCAATAATTACTTCGTCGCATAACTCAGATAATTGGCTCAATGTTTTGTCTAAATATCTATCTGCTTCATTTGAACCAACTATACAGTATCCGACTATTTTCATTTTTTCAAATCCTCAGTTTTTAATTTAACTGTTTCTTTTTTAATTGGGGCGTTTTTAATTTTTTCCATTGCCCTCTCTTTTGCTTCTTTCATATTTTTTTCGTCCTTTCTCTCACAAGCAATTTTTGATTCGCCCCAAATTACTGCCTTTGGGTATAAATGCCCCTTTGGTGAATAATAACTTTTAGGCAGTTTCCCCAGATGATGTTTGGTCATCACCTCGCTTAACTCCTTCATCCTCTGTTTTTTGCTCTTTATTATGTAGACCATATTGAATTTCTCTTAATAATTCTTGTTTAATTTGCTCTCTTAATTGAGAAACATCAACATCTGATTTTCTCTCTACATAGTTAGTGACCTTTCTTTTATCTGGGGGAAGTGCGGGATTTGGAACATTTTCTTTCAAATGTTTTGCTATCGCTTCTAATGGGTCGTATCCTGTTCTAATCAAATCCTCTGAACTCCCCAGATATTCTGGATGAAGATGATGCTGTTCAAAAGCAACATCTTCATTTAAAGCAATAACTTTTCCGTGATGGTTGCGATAATAATAAACTTTTTTTCTTGGTTGTGGTGGTCCGTCAAATCTCATAATTTTTTAATTTTCAGCCGCTGATTGGCACTCTGGTGCTCAACTTTGGCAGAGTGCCACCAAGTCGAGCAACCAGCGGCCACAAGGAGAACCGAGAGGTTAGGATTTTATCCTAATTAGCTAACAATTCCAGTTTGTCGGCTCTTAATCACTACACCTTCAGCGTCTCTCAATTCTGCGACACCGTAAATGATGTCAGTAGTCCAAAGAGTTCCAAGGGATTCAGGCCAATAGTGAGCTTGGCTTCTTACTCTCTTGCCACCAGGAGTTCTGACGGCGTAGCAGAAGGTTCGAGGAGTAATGAGCAAGTTGAAGTAAGCAGAGCTTGCTCCATCTTCCTGCACTTGAGTGGTTTCATATACAGGAATTCCGTAAAGGTAACCCCTCAAAGCCTTTCCTGCCCTTCCACCACCGAAAGCTCCAGTAATTACTGGACCAGCTTGATTTGTAGGACCAGCTTGATACACATTAGTGTATTTGCTGATACCCATCAAATCGTGCCAGATAACGGTTGGGTGAAAGAAGAAAGCCAAGCCCTCAAAAGGAGCATCACCGTCAAGAATTGTCTCTATCGCACTTCTAATGTCTGCGTCTGATACATCACTGGCGGTATCGTTTACACTTTGAGATAACCCTGAATATAAACCAGCAAGAGAACTATCCAGAGCTTTAGCAATGATGTATTCTGCTTGCTCTGAATAAGCTCTCAAGTAATCAGCGGATTGCAGTGCTAATTGAATTTCTTTGTCCTCAATCAACCAACTCACTTCCTTCCAGGTGTTCACAGCCAAGGTAAGAGACCCTTGTGCTGGAGATTGTAAGGTAACCTGTGTAGCGTTGCTCTTGTCATTTGCACTGAACTGATTAGTAAAGATTTCGGTTATATTCAGAGTATCACCTCCGCCAGCAAACATATCAGACATATCAGTCACGAAGTCGGCGAATAACAGGTTTGCCTGATATTCTCTCTCTACCTTTGGTGACCAAATCTCGTTAATGATATACTGAAGGTCAGTAGCACTAAAGGTGTTTGTTAGGGTCATACTATATCTGTTCTAATCTTTTTTTCCTACCCTCTCTAACGGCTCGAGGAACTAACTCTCCCCATTTTTTCTTAATTTCCTCATCAGAGAGGATTTCCTCTTTGGGTTTAGTAGTTCCCCGAGGAGAGGTAGGTTCTAACGCTTCTTTTTCGACCTTTGCTTTTCGTGCCTGTTGCCACAAGACAAAGTTTGGGTCTTTGCGAGCCTCAGCAAGGGATACTCCCTTTGCTCTGGCTCTCAACAGGAGTTCTTTTCTTTCTTCCGCATCTAAACCTTCAAGAGCTGAAGTAATTTCTACGATTTTTTCAATTTCTTTTTCTTCTGGAGGAAGTTCCTCTTTTCTTTTAAAGTTTTGAAGTTCCTCCTCCATTTTTTTAACCCTTTCCTTCAACTCCTTTCTTTCGGCATAGATGCGGTCGAAAGCGGCGACCTTACTTTTTATCTCTTGTGGCAACTCCACCTCGTCGCCCTTTTGTTCTTTGACGGACTCCTGACCCTCATTGGAGATTTTTTCAGAGGTCTCCTCCTCTGGGGTTTCTACGGACCCCTCCTCGTTTAATTGAGTTTCGGTTTCCTTAATTTCTTCTTCCATTTTAATTACGGCTTTTTAGCCTCATTGGTTTTTTTAACGGGGTTTTCCTTCCCCTCGACCTTTGAAGAATTCTCTTTTTTTTGTTCTTCAATTAAAGATAGCATTCCCAACAATTGCTGTTGCCTGTTTAGCAATTGTTGAATTAGTTGTTGGTTTTTTTGATATTCTTGTATTATTTCTTTTTGCCTTTTTTCTAAATCCATATTAGATATATTGGTTTTTAGGTTTTGATGATTTATCTTTGGCGAGGAGTTCTAAATCTCTTAAAATTTTTTCAAGAACTGCTACTGCTTTTAAACTTGCTTTTCCTTCTAACTCAAAATCTTCCTTGCTAAAGCCTCTGGCGTCAACCATTTTTTCTATCAGTTCGTTGAAGTGTTCTTTTAATGCCTCGCCTTCTTTGGATTTTGCCAACCTTTTAAGATATTTAATTCTTTCTTCTTTTGTCATAATTTTATACTCTTCTTTCTACTGGTCCTGCTACTGGTAATGTTGGCACGGTTGGTCTTGAAACTCCTCCGCCTGCTCCTTTCACCCTAACCTCTTCTGCCACCTCTGTTAATTCAGTAGTTGGAGTTTCAACTTCCAAGTCATACAGAGAAATTCCACCATCTTCAAGATATTTGGCAAATATCTTTCTCTTTGTTGGGTCACTCAATAATGTTGGGTCAGCAGTAATTGCTTGGAGAGCAAGCCATCTATTCACCGCTCTTACCCTTGTGTCAATTGCTTCACCAACAATATCAATATCAATTTTGTATTTTATGTCTTCGTAAAAGTCGGCTGGAATTTTTACAAACTTTTCCTTGCTTCTCTTTATTTTCTCATTAGCAATTCCCTTAAATAATTTTAATTCTGCTGAATTTGGATATTTTCCTGTTCTGCTAATATAATCAAACACCAAGTTGTTGAAAACCAGCGTTTCGCAAAGAGTATTCATTTTATCTAAATCCTCGCCAGCAATTCTTAAAATATGTTCTTGCGACCTTTCTTTGGCAAATTGTGGAATAATAACCTCATAAAACAACTCTTTAATTCTCATTGCGATATTCTCTCTTATTTGGTCAAAGTAAGATGTTGCCATTCCTGCTGCCAATTGAGCAGAACCTAATGGTGTTCCTGCTGGTAATCTTTCTCCTCTTAAAACATCATAAGAGAAAGTAACTTCATCTCTGTTAGTCAACCATTTTGTAATCTCTTGGCTATAATAACTCAAATTTCTATCTGCCATATCTATCGGAATAATTTCTGAATCAACTGTTAATACCTCACCATTTCTTACATCGGTTAAGAGATTTCTATTTGTTCCTGGGTCTCTGGTTTGCCATAATCTCAATGTTGACCAATAAGATGATTTTACTTGCTGATTTGAAACCTCATTTAATCTTATCTGTGGGTCAAATAAAATCTCAACCCTTCCAACTCCAAGCCACCTGCCTGGTATTTTTTCCCAATGAAATTCCCAATATGGGTGTTTATCTACTTCTTTTTCTTCTAATAAAATCCATTTATCTTCTATTTGTGCTAATATCGACCTTTTGTAAGTAAAGCCGTTTTCGTCTCCTGTTTCTCCGTATCTCTCATAAACCTTAATACTTTCTTCCTCGCTCTCACCAAAAACATCAATTACTTCTTGCCAGTTTTCCCATTTTTTCTCTTGGGCAATTCTTTGGAATTGAAGCGAGGTATAATAATGAACCTCAATAATATAACTGGCTTTATCTAAATCATCGGCATTTGGGTCAACAAAGAAGTTTCTTAAATCAACAAAGTAAATATCGTTGTTAACAATTTTCAGAACAACTGTTCCAAAAATCGGCAACTCATAAAACAATCTATTCAAAACCAAACCAAACCCTTTATCTTTCATCCAGAACCTTAAATCTCTCTCAAAGAGCCAGGTTTTAATCAATGAACCCCCCTCTGCTGTTAAAATCCTAATATCTTTCGTGTCAAAATCAATCATCTTTGTCGCCACATTACAAGGTGCTCTATTAATGTTAAAGAAATACTTTTTATCTCCGTCCTCATCTATCTCTCCCGTCTCAAACTTGGAATTGTAATAGAAGTAAACCCGATTAAGTATCTGATACGGATTATAGGTAAGATTGGGAACAATCTCAAATGTTCCTTCTTTGTAATTTTCTATTTCGTTTTTGATTTGTTCTACTACCTCCATATTATTTTTTTCGCTTTTTTCTTCTTTTTCTCTTTTTTTTCTTGCCCATTATTGCTTTATAGCAAACAGCATAGGGGTTTATGCCCTTATTTTTCCTTCTCACCTTGGCTACACACCTTTCCATTTTGGGCCACAACCTTTTTGGGATATTCTTATAAGGCATAATAAGCCAAATTTATTTTTTTCTTTTTCTGCCAACCTTTTTAAGCACTCTTACATAAAGATGGCATTTATACCAAGATTTTGGGTATTTTTTTCTACCCGCTTTTAGAACTTTGGCACAATATCTGTTAATGCTAGTTCCTGCTCTTTTTGCCAACCTTGTAAGAGAGCCAGGTCGTTTTATTGCTTTTTGAATGAATTTTTTCTTTCTTCTTGCCATAATTTTAGTTAGTTTTTTTTACTTTTTAGACCTTTAGAAGTATTGGAATTTTCGCTTTCTTACTGGTTCTTTTAATTTTTCTCTTATTCTTTCTTCTCTTGTTTTGCCTCTTAATCCCCAATTAGCGAGGGCTATCGCCATCACAGAGTCGTCGTGATACCCCTCTGGCGCTCCATAACTTATATTTCTTGATGGCGTATAAATATAAGTAAACGCTTTTAATTCGTTTATTTGAACCTCAATTGGTGCTAAAAATATGTTTTTATTCTCAATATCAAGAGATAATTTCTCAATAAGTTGCTGCTTTGTTCCCTTTTTGTTGAAATCTTTTGATACTGTTCCTACTGTTTTGAAATCCTCTACTTTTACTCCTCTTGCTCTTAATTCATCAGCAATTGCTAAACCAACATTGTTTATTTCTACTATTAAGGTGGCGTTATATTTTTTTGCGGCATTTTCAATTCTTTCTAGTTGGAGAGTATATGGAATTTTTTGAAATCTATCAAAATAAACCTGCTCGTGCTTAAATTTATCAAAAATTGTTAAGACAGTGAAATCTCTAACCTGTGCTAAATCTAAACCACCAACATAACTTCTACCTGGCTCTGGCTCTCTTAATATATTTGGTCTAATTATTTCATCTACTCCTCTAAAAACACTTACCGCATCTTCAAGGAATACTGCCTCATAATTTTGGGCAAATAAATCTTTTGGGCATATTTCTTTTAATCTCTCCCACTCTTTTTTATCAATTTCTACGCCATCTAATGAGGTAAAATGAAATGCTCCTCCTTTTTCTTTTGCTTTTAGATATAACTCATAAAACCAATTCTTGCCTTGTGGAGTTGAAATAAAGATTGTTACACCCTTTTTTGTCTTTGAGGCAGTAGTTGGTAATAAATTATCATACCAGATTGATGGTGGAATAAATGCCGCCTCATCAACAACTAAAAGGTCTAATCTCTCACCAATTAATGATTTTGGATTTTCTGCCGATTTACACTGAATCCAAACATTTTTTGAAAGTTCTATTTGAGGAAATGGTCTATTTCGGAGAAAATTCATTATCTTTGGCTCTGCCCTTCGTAAGAACTCAACCACATAAGTGAATACTTTATCTGATAGATCGTATGTTGGAGCAACAACCCATATCTTAATTGAATCCCTTTTGCCTTTTAAAAGTTCCTCATAATAATTGATAAATGTTCTGGCAACAATATAACCACATATAGAACTTTTCCCAAAGCCCTTTCCTGCGGCAATTACAATCTCTCTTAATCCCTTATTTAACGCCTTCAATACCTCTTTTTGGGCTTTATGAGGCGTCCAATTAATTGCTTTTTGAAATTCCTTCTCATTCATTCTTAATTATGTTGCCAAAAAGCCCCTGAACTTTTGTTTTGGTTGCTGGATATTTATCTTTAAGTTTATATGCCATATCCAAAGCCTCCCGCCTCACTCTCTGGTCTTTACTCTCAAGTAATTCATTATGAACCTGAAGCAATCTATCATCAGGAAAGTATTTATTGAGCAATTCTTTCCAACCCTTGCTCTCTGTTAATCTTTTTGGGTATCTGGCTGAATCTTCTGAATAACCAGCCATTCGCATTATCTTTCTCATTGGTGCGGTTGGATTCTCAAGTTTTAGTTTCATTGCTTTTTCTTGTTTTGGTGTTGCCATAAAGTTTATCTAAACTAAAATCTTTAAGATGAAACAAACGCTTATTTTCCCAATCAATTATTCTAATATCCTCATTGGAAATTCCCGCCTCATTTAGTTTATTGATGGCGTCCTGAATAAACCTCTCAACCTTTGACCCTTCCTTCTCGCCCCAATCTGGCGTCCTAAAGGAACAAACCTTATTAAAGTTTTTATCGGTGAAGGT